CTTTCAATTATTCCATTTCCATCAGCGAAATCAATTGTTGGGTTTATCATTAGTTTGCTCCCCACTCTACTAGTTCGTAAGCCTGACTATTTGTCCAAATAAATTGGACAGTTGTTAAAGTTATATTAGAATTATAATTTGCAATGCCAGTTATATCTAAATCTGTTCCATTTCCATTGGTGCAACACTGCCAAGATACAAAAGGTTTATTGCCATTTACATCACTTATTTTGATAATCCCATTCCAATAACCGCCCGCTCCTGGAGTGACTGCTCCATCTAAAGTTATGCTGGTGTTAGTAGTGCTATTTACTGAAAATATCTTGTGGGCATAACTGTTTTGATAATCTGCGGTAGATAAAGAATTAAGGCGCATAAGCATTGAGCCAGGGTTGCTTACATTCCAAGCCAAATATAAATCCTCATAACCGCTAGTTATTGTATAAACTAGGCTAGTAGCAGTTCCACTTGTGCTGGCAATTCTTGAATAGGTAAGGCCACTAGAAGGCGCAGCCCACTTTAGGCCTGTTGCTGTGCTGGAGTCGGCGGTCAAAACCGTATTATTAGCACCAACTGCCAGCCTTGCTGGAGTATCTGCTGCCGTTGCGGAAATTAAATCGCCCTTGGCATCGACTATAGCGTTTTGAATTGCATTGGCATCATCGCTAGTTACCCACTTAAAATCTAAATCGGTGTTGGAATTCTTAGCTAGCACTTGATCTGTTGTGCCACCTTTTAGATCAAGCAATGAAGTATCAATCCCATTGCCTAAAGTGCGAATGGCAGCTGCGCCATCCTTTACTAAATCTGTATCAGCTGGGGTTGTCCAGCCGAAATTACTTGTCGTTGGCATTTATTCTCCTATGCAACTATTGTAGCGTTAAGCCAGTCCAAAGTAGGGCTGATTGTATTCCAAGTCTCAGTCGCTGGGACTGAGTTCCATCTGAACGCCTGAAGGCTGAAAGCTATAGGCGATAGGTTCATCGTCAGGTCTAGGCGGTTAAGACTTGCAGTCCAAGTCCAACCCTCGACAAATCCTTGAAACTCGCCATTGGTCATATTGGATGGCAGATTAGTAATATTTAATGGCATACCCATAAATACATTTAGAAGGCTATCTCGGTCGGCATCATCAATCTCTGGATTGGCCGTAGTAAAGGTTATCTGCCTTAGGGCAAATTGAGGATAAGCGCGGATAAGTAGATAGAAGGCTGCTTGGTCAGTGGCATCGTGACTGTGCCTAAGGGTTGTAGATATTGTGGTAGCTAGTTGGCCGTAAAGCGATATAGAAGCTGCATCTTCATCAGATACCGATGCGCTGCCAGTTCCATATCCGACTGTGATTGCGTTTCGGACATCGCCAGCGCGTTTGACTATGGAAAGAGCTGGGCCGATGGCGTGATTGCCATCAAGATCAACATAGCCGTTAGTCGCTAGGTATTGGCTGCGGTGTGTCGAATCAGCATAACCAATTCGGCCTTGAGCATCCTCATATAAGTAACCAAGTCCGCTAGTGGCATACCTAGAAGCTAAATTATAAACTGTGTCGTTTAGGCCAGTCTCAGAGTGCAACTCATAATCACCTGGAGTATCTATCTCGCCTAATCCGCTATTTTCTGCATCCTGCCATTGAGTAGTTGCATCATAACCATTCCAAGTCTCGGCAGCTGGCACTTCATTCCATTGGTCAAATAATACGCCGCTAAGTAATTCCTCAATGCGGTCTCCATCAAATTGATGGGCAAAGTTGCCAGTATAAACTGCCCTAGCAAGTCGCGCTAAAGCTCCTACAGCAGTGATTTGTATTCTTTGACTCATAGCGGTTGAGCCAGAAGTCTGCACTGTAATACCTAAATCGGTAATAAACCCACCAAATAGATTTACATAGGTAGCGGACGAATCTTGCACCTCGACAGTAACTGCGTCATTAATTTCAAATGAAACAGAACCCTCATTGGTTTCAATTAAAGTTAAACTGCAATACCCAGCCAATGGCTGTTGGTAAATATCGGTTCGACCAGAAGTAATCGTAAGTCCGCTAAGTGTTGTCCCAGTAACAGTTAATCCATTTACTTTAATTCGATAAACGGGATTCCAAAGGCTCATACTGTCAAAGTATCAAGCGAGCCAGTCCTTTGCTGACTTTCATTGAGAGCCTGAATAACTGATCGCGTAAAGCCTTCAGAATCGATTGCAGATGGGGCATTTACATTTATTGTGATGCCTTGATTACCAGTATCTAAGGTAGTAATTCCAGCTTTACGATTCGCAATGCGTTGGCGAATAGCAGCTGTTTCTTCTTCTAGTTGCCTTCTTCTTGCAATTGCATCTAAATATTGTTGAGTCGGAACAAATGGAACGCTGGGAGCAAATGGATTACTAAAATTGCCACTTGGAATAATTGTGCTAGATACAGTTCCAAAATCACTTGCTAAGCCTTCATTTTCAAATGCAGCATTGCTAAAACTAGAATTGCTAAACGGATTAATTTTGCCAAGGAATTGAGATAAAGGATTATTCTTAATGAAATCGACAAACTTCTTATAAGCGGAGTATAAGTCTTGAAAGAAATTAACCGCTTTACCTACAATATTTACCACCGCCGTAATACCAGTCACTATGCCGCTAAAAGCATTTTTTAAAGCCCCAGCCATTATAGGGACAATATATTTATTAAGGAAATTCCAAAGAGCGGTAAATTCTTCTTTGTTATCTTCAATGGCTTTAGTCAAAGGTTTTAATTTATCTTGAATAGCTTGAACCGCTGGGCCAACTTTGGTATTAAAAGTATCTAGTAATTGAGTTAGGATAGGCAATAATCGAGCGCCAACAGATTCTTTAGCCTCATCAAAGGCAACCTGCATTCTTGCCATCTTGCCACTAAAAGTATCTGCCTGAACCGAAGCTTGGCCGCCAAAGGTTTCGGCAAGTGATTTAGTTACATCATCGAAGCTCATTGATTTTAACTCAGCAGCAGAAAGTCCTACGCCAAGACGCTGTAGCGAAGTGTTGTTGCCATCATAAGCCTTAGCAAGGGCTACGCTGACTGCCTCTAAATCCTTGCCAGAACCAGCAGCAATATCTAAGGCTAGGGTTTGTAGTTTTTGAGCTTGGGCAACATCATTCGTAGCTCTTACTAATTTTTCAAAAGAAGGTCTTAATTTGTCATCGGCAATACCAGTAGCCAAAGACATCTTTAGGATTTGATCCTCTACTGCTTTTATCTGTTCTCTAGTAGCGCCAGTGGTATTTTCTAAAGTCTGAGCTAATTTGACTTGAGCCTTTTCATCTTCGATAGCTGCTTTAACGCCATCTATAAGCAACTTACCTGCATAAGCAGCAGCAGCAGCAGCAGCGACGGCAAAAGCGGCGGCAGCCTTCTTTCCAAATTCCCCTAGCTTATTGCCAAAGCCTTCAACTTCTTTTTCACCTTGGCCAAGCTTTTTCTTTAAATCATCAACATCTGCAAGGATGGATAACTTAAGCGTTCTATTACCAGCCATTTGTTATCCCCATTTCTTTACAATTGCAGCAAAAGCTTCTTCCCATTTGCGAATTAGTTCAGGCTGAATCTTGCGAAGTGTCGGGTAGATAAAGTAGCCAGAATTGCCGCGTCCTTGATTGGGAGTGCGTCTGGGGAACTGGCGATAGCGGTTACTTCCAAATTCAAGTCCTGCCCAAAGCTTTTGCGTTGTTGCGCCACCAGAAAACCTTTGAGATGCAAAGCCATATGAGAATTCGCCGATTTTAGATGACTTGCTGATTCTGACACCTTCGGCAACTCTCCGAACACCAGCACTCGCGACCGTTCGTCCCATAGCGGTAACTTTGATTTGATTGGCGGCGTAGGTTGCAAGGGCATTACTTTCAGCTCTTGCTTCTTGAACTGCTTGGTCATCCATTGCTTTAAAGGCTTTAAGAATACCGCGTAGCTCGCTACGATCATAAGTAATCGGATCACTTGCCACCATTTCTCTCCTTTAGTATTTCCAAGGCTGTCAAGACATCTTCCGCATCATCCCAATATTGTTTTGGAATCCGCGTCTCAATTGCCAGAAGCGTTAGAAGATAGTTTAGGCTTCCAGCGGTGTGGCTTTTGGGTTTTCATTCACCACATCGATATCTGCAACTGTCTCCATCCATACTTCGAAAGATTTAACTGGCTTACCAGCCGCTTCGCGTTTCATTGCGTTATATGCCAAAAACATAATGTCCCAGACACCGCCTAATTCGCCAATCGTCTTGCCAGTTGCTTTCTCCCATTTGGCATACTCGGGCGGTTGGGCAATATAAGTTGCTTCTTCGCCCGAGTTATATTCAATTTTTATTTGCGACTTCATAGCTCCCGATGCTCCGATCTCTTAGGTAAAGGACTCCGCTGGTTGTCCAACAACTGTCATCGTCCAAGTGTCGGTAAGTGCTCCCGGAGCAGCTCCACCAGCAGTTGGGAAGATTGGCAGAACATTGAATGTAAAAGTTGCGCCAGATGCGGCTGTAAATACTGTTGAGATTGCAGTATTAGGCGCTGATTCTGCTACGCCCCAAATAATTTCAAATAGAGAGCCAGTCGCTCCCCAATCCTGCAATAGTTCAAGTGTAAAAGTCCATTGCTTATCTACGGACTTATAAGCGCGACCATCAAGGGTTTGATAAGTCTCGATAATTGTTTCGCAGCTTAAAACTGCAGAAGTAGTTTGAGCATCGAAGTTGTTACCACCAATGGTAAAACTAACATCGCGCCCAGTTATTACTGTTGTTGGCATTTAGGTCTCCTATGCGGTTTGCTCGTAGCGGACGCTCAAGCGTATATCTGAAACTAACAGGGTAGTAGTTCCTACTTCGGTTACCGAAGGTCTTTCGACTATTGATAACTCATACTTGGAAGCATTTAATGCTCCAAGAATACTAATGACCATTTGCTCTAAGTTATCTAGGGCAGCTGCATTACTAAAATAAGCAACGCAAGCAGTTATGGTGTAATTTAATTTAACGCGAGTTGTGGATTTGCCTAAGACTTCAAGTTCCATATAGGGCGAATCTGGGATGCAAATTATTGCTGGAACGATGGGCGCTTCTGGAACGGCATCGTAGATATTGGCAGCTACGCCAGCAAGCGCAGTCTTTATAGCGCCCCTAACATCTGTAGCAATTGTTGATGGCATTAACCGACCATCGTCTCTACATCAAGGTATGGCCCAAGTAAGCCAGTTACTTTGGCAAGTAAATTCTTAGATAAGCGGTAAGGGGTAACGGCAAAATCTACGCCTTCGATTGATCCACCAGCGGCTGTTCTAGCTTGGAAGATTTCGACTGAGATAGCCAGAATTGCAGCTTCAGCATTGGCATTTCCGACATAGGTTGATAGTCCAGAGAGCGCAGCGTTTCCTGCTGGGATGATATTTTTCTCCAATATATCTGCATTGGTGATTGCGACTGTGAATACATAATCTGAAATTTCGTCATCGGTTATTGTGTGAGTGCCATTAAATGGTGATCCGCAGCCAGTAATTATTACGGATTGGCCTTCGGTAAATTCTTGAATTGTTGCGGTCTCAAAGTAAGCGATATTATTCTCAAGCT